CAATGAAGAGAGAAAGGAGTGGTCTTGGTGTAACAATTATGTCTTTACAGAAAAAGAAGCCAGATTTTTGGTTCCCCATTTTGAGGAGCCTGACTACTACGATGACTATTACAGTGATTAAAATCCTGGGTTATCAGTAAAAACGGCAGGGTTTACAACAGCATTTTCACCACCATCTTGGATAACTGGTTTCAATTGTTCAACTACAAATAAACCAACAACAACACTAAAATAGACTAAGAGAGAATCGCGAATCAAAAATTTAAGTGGTTTACTCTCTTTATCTACAAATCGCATCTCAATAAATTTAACAACAAAATAAACAAATGATATTATTCCTGCGACGACAAATGTATTCATTTTTATAAAGTAAATGACTACATTCTTATTTTTTATTTTACGCATAACTAGGCTAAAACTTCAACATCATCTAACAACAAGTCTGGTTCCAACTTAAGTTCAGGAAATTCAATATTATGAACATCTAAACTATCAAGTGCAACATCCTGATCAAAAATTTGCAATCTAACATTTTCATCTTCATCTTCCTCCTCTTCCATTTTTCTTTGAGCACTTCTCATTGCACTAATTTCCTCTAGTCTTTCAAAATTCTTTGGAGCATCCACGACTTGCACATTGTTTTCTGAATCCGCGGCATAATCAACATCGCTAAATGACAACTTGGAAGAGCCAATAGATGATGACTCGCCCTCATTTGATAAGCTAGGAAATGCAAGCTCAGCCTCTAGCTTATTTTGCTCTAAAATGGCAGTAACTGGGTCAGATTCAAGCTGTTTTGGTGCCTCTGGTTCCTTGACTTCAGATTCCTTGGTCTCGGAAATAACTTGGGTAGGACTATCATTCTTGGCATCCTTATTGGGGTCTTCAACTTCTTGCTCTTTAATTTCCTCAACAACGTGTTCCTCAATGGTTTCATCCATATAAGCTTGTAAAATAGCCTCCACTGGAATGCTATCTCTCACTGTATTTAAAATGCACTCCTGAACAATTATTTCCAATTCTCTGTTATGCTTTTGTGTTTGTAAAGGAGGAATGTTTAGCTCAAACAAATAAACATTTTTGTAAATCTTTCTAGCAACATTGATATAAATCTTGTGAATAAAATCGTCAAGCTTAGGAATTGTAATGTCAATCTTCTTCTGCTTTTGTCCAACGCGAATTGCAGACAATAATTTAAGTTGAATAATATGAACACATGTGACTAAATCTTCCAAGTATCCACAGCCACTTTTCTCAACAATACGGTTCTTCTCAGTTTCAATAATGTTGGAATTCCACTTAGGAATTCTTGTAATAAAATTTTGAAAAGTCATCAAATACTTATCCATCTCATTATTGTCTCTGCATAATTTTACAGCTTCATCAAAAATAGACTTTAATCCATCAATAATGTGAGGCGTAACGATGGTCAACAATCTTGAACCCCACTCGTTTTTTGATTCATGTAAGCTAGACACATTAAAATCATCCATTTTACATAAATGAAATATTTTCTAAATTGTGTTCTAAACTCAAAAACAAAAAATTTAAAATAAACATGATTAATATTTTTTCGTTTCTAAATTCTTTGCGAACTTTGTTAAAGGCAAACAATAATTCGTACTGTTTTTCTTCTGTCAACTTAGAAATTTTAATGTTATTAGGTTTCTCTAACAATTGTATCAAGTCTAATCCACTGTAACCTTTTTCATATAATTTTGTTGATAGATGAAGCAACTCGCTGTGTTGTAAGTTTGTATTAGAAGCAACTTTGTTTAATTCTTTTTTCAACCAATCTGCTCTTAAAGTTTTTACTTCCTTAAGTTTAAATGTTTCTGCTAAATTAAATTTATAAAGATTTATGGTGTTACCATTATAACTAGGTTCTGGAACATATATTTCGCAAAACCGCGACAAAATTGGTTTTAAAAGTTTGTATTTATCCTCAACAATAATAAAAAATCTGGTAGTATGACTAAACAATTCTATGCATCTACGAAGTGCAGATTGGGCATCTATTGTTAATTTATCTGCATTTAATAATACAATGCTTTTAAAAATATCACCGCCATTAGAATTAATGTGCGTCTTGGCAAAAAATTTTAATTCTTCACGAATAAATTTAATGCCTTTTCCATGGGCACAATTTACATACATTACAAATGATTTTATTCTCTCTTTGTCGTTATCATAAATCATGTTAATAAATTCATTTACAATAGTTCTTTTTCCAGAACCGGATTGACCATGAAATATAATATTAGGAGTTTTGTGTGTTCCTTGAAAGTATTTTAATTTTTCTATAATTGATTGATGTATATTTAATGCCATTAATTAAAATACGGTGTTTAATTTTTATATTATATTTAACGAAAACTTATATTTTACAAGAAATCTGTGCGATGTTCAATATATTTTGAGTATATTTTATTAAACAACTCATAAGATAGGTTAGGCAATAGCTTTGAACTTGGAAGTGTTACTGAACATCCTCCAGATTCCAAAACTGAAACATCAAACTGATTAATATTATTATCAAGGGAATGATATATAATTTTTGTTAGATCTTCTATATTTTCTTTATTTACATGCAAATGCAATGAAAATTTTGTTGTTGGTATTCCAAAAAACATACATGCATCAATTATATACTTAAAGTCGTCAAAGTTTAATGACCCACAAGTATCAGACAAACAATATTCGTTTATTGATGGAAAATCCTTGTGATAATTTAATATTTTATGAATAACTACATCATTATCAATCTTACCCTCTAATGGACATTCATTTATGCAAGAAATATACAATTTTGTTTTAAATTCATTGTCTGTTACTGGAAGCGTTTTAAACATTTCTTCTAATTCTTTGTTTGTTTCTAGAATAGTTTTATTAATATTTTTTTTTGAAAACTGTTTGAAACAGAAGTTAAAAAAGAAAAATTTTTAATTCCATTTTCAAGGCAAACGTCAAGTCCCTTTTTATTTGGAACAACCATATACAATTCTGGGTCATAACTGGCCACATTTTTTATAAAATCCGCGGCATACTTGTGTAACTTTAATGAATCAGCCATAATTGGCATTATTTTTGGATTAACAATACTTCCAACTTCAACCTTACTTGGTTTATAATTGAATAACATGCTATGAAATACATCAATTTTATCATTCAAACAAATGTTTTCTTGTCTATGCTTTGGTATTCCTTGAAGCCCATCTCTCAAAGATACATCAAAAAATATAGGTTTATTAATAACACGTTTAATATTAGGTGGTATATTATAGATTCTATTAAGATTGGATAACATGCTTAATAATACATGTCATCTAATTTTTAAGTTTATTGCATTAATGTTATTTTTTATTTTTAAATTTAAACAGAATCAGTCAAGCTATGCGTGTATGGATTTTCTCTAAATGCTGTCAAAATGTCAGGACTAATGCGGTCGCATCCAATGCATTGGTTATAATATTGAGGTGCTCTCATTTTGCCATATTCTTCCTTTGACATTGGCATTTGAGGCATATTTGTTGGCACCCACATGCGAGTGTTGTTACGGTCGCAATCATTTTTGGCAACACATACATTCATTTGCTCACTGTAAATGCTGGTATTACCGTGATTTGTTCTACTAACAATTGTTTTTTCTTTGGATTCATTGTTATGTTGAGCATAAGCGGCTTCATAACTCATATCACCCCACGCACCAGAGTTTCCACCGGCGGAACCAGTATAACTGCAGTTTGTGGTATCACGTTGATTTGTAATGGGGGTTTGTTTGCTTGTTTGATAACCACCACCTTCAACTTGTCTTCCAATATAAGAATTTGGGGTGTATAAAGTAGTTTCCTTAATAGTGGTTTTTGTAACATCGCGAGGATTTAATACATAACCATCAGGAACATTTGACCCGGCATCACCATAAACGCGATAGTTGTTAGAATACTCTTCTCTCCTTGTTGGGTTAAACGCATCCATAATAGGGGCAATGACCGCACCAATTGCTCGGCTAAAACTGCTTCGCATAGTGTCTGGTTGTCTCATTGTGGATCGGTTATTAGAATAATTTGTGTGACTTCTCAAACAGTTTTCTGCGTCAGTATGGTCGCCTCTTCTAACTGCAGTGGATGGTCCAACATCGCACTGAGGAAGTTCATTGCGTTTTGAGTCTTCGTAAGCTCCTGGAACATAATTTGCCACTCGGTCGGCAGGTCCGGCAACACCAGTATAAGATTGAGTTGTAGTCGCACGAGTGGTTGAATGCACCTCTTCAATAGGTCTAAGCATCTGACCTTTTTCTTGACCAGTTGTAGTAAGCCATCGGTCTTGAGTTTGAATATAAAATGTATCAGGATGGTATTTCTCAACTTTTCCAAGAATGCCCACATTTTGTACATGAGAATAAGAAGGTCCTTGATGATTGTCCAATGTGTATTCCATTTTAGGGTTTGTTGCAACACGCAATTCATCAACTGTTTTTGGGAGCCACGCATTTCGGGCTTCCATGCCAGAATTATATCCACCACTTCCCTTATTGGTATAACCTTGGTCTAAACCAGGGCCAACATATTCAGACTCAAATGGTTTAATATTGCTGTTTTTCATGCCAGGATTTACACGAGATTGATAAAAATCGCTGCTATTTGGAGCTCCAAAAGCCCATTGAACGTTGTCTTCAGGTTTGAATAAAGGTGCTTGTTCTATTTTCTTAATAACCTGAGACCCACTTCCAATCATGTTATCTAAAATTGTCTCGGCCATGTTATTGTTATAAACCTGACCCTTTATTTTTGCACCATAAAAAGGAATCATATTATTGTGTTTAAAATCAGTTTTTGCAACATAATCTCCAGTTAAAGAATATACTTGCTGAATATTGTTTCCGACAGAAATGCCTTTATTTTGATTAACTTCATAAGAATTTTGATCAAAGTATTTGTCGCTAGCGACATTTGGATTGACATATTTTTGGACAGTGTCTGTTATTTGATTTTCATTTGGAATTGGATAGTTTTGAGGAGGAGTGTCGGTATTTGGCAAATAGTTGCGTTTAGCTCCCATATTTGTAAATCTCTCCCGTCTCTTTCTATCTCTTATATTTTTTGTTGTTTGACTATCTTGTTCTTGATTTGAAACTACATATAGTCCTCCTAATGCTAAAAGTGGAATTGCAAACTCCATTAATATATATACAGTATTATATTTTTTAAATCTAATACTTTATAATTTTTATTAATTTTTATTTATTAACAACTTCGCATGAATTTTCATGCGTGCATATTCCTGGTCCTGATGGGTATGACAATGAGCGTTTACCTTGATTAACTGGTAATGAACCGGGAATAAGGTATTCTGGACCATCAGTAAAGCACGGAATCTGTGCGACAAAATTGTCTTTTTCTAAAATCCGAGTGCTTAAGTTGTTTTGGAATGGCATGCAAGTATTTTCTTGAGGATTTAAAGGTAATATATACCAATCAACTTGTTCCAAATCGCGAGCTGTCCATGCCGGCATAATAGTTCTAGATTCTTCAGTATAAAGAGCTGAATTACTAGGATAGGATATTTTTTGAGTTGGAACATTATATCTTTGATATTCATTTTTTCCTAAACAGTCTTTATTTGCACGTCTATTAACTCCGCGTAATTCACTTTCTAAATCAACACAATTGGTCATTAAATTTCCTCCCCATGTTTGAATTCTAATTTGTGGATCAGCCATGTATGCTGGTTTGTCACCATTTCCAGGAACATTTAAAATCCATCTACCAACATCGGTTGATTGCTGTAATTGCTTTGCTACTCTACAAGGGTCATCATGAAATCTAGTGAAAGACATAATATTATTATTAGATGATATTTTTATTTGAAAATGTCAATTAAATATATTTTATATTTTAAATAATTTTAAAACTTATTCAAAAATAATACTTAAAATCAATGCACAAGTAATAATATTATTCAATGGATATAACCGTAACTGAAAAAAAGGCACCTCCAACTTTATGCTTGAATATGATCGTAAAGAATGAAAGTAAGATTATTACTAGATTACTAGATTCTGTTAGCGGAATTATTGACACTTATTGCATTTGTGACACAGGTTCAACTGATAACACCGTTGAGTTAATTACACAATATTTTGAATCAAAGAATATTACTGGAAAAGTTGTATTTGAACCTTTCAAAAACTTTGCTCATAACAGAAATGTTGCCTTAAAACATTGTGAAGGAATGTCTGAGTATGTTATATTTTTAGATGCTGATATGGTATTAATAGTAAATAAATTTGAAAAAACTATGTTATCTATAGCTGATTCTTTTTCAATTTTACAAGGGACCGAGGAATTTTTATACCATAATATGAGAATCGTGAAAAACAATGGAAACTATAGTTATTATGGAGTTACTCATGAATACATTAACACACCACCAGATAACAAAAATATAAATATTGAAAAAGATGTATTATTTATTCATGATATTGGAGATGGTGGAGCAAAAAGTGACAAGTTTGAGAGAGATGTTGCATTATTAACAAAGGGAATTGAAGAAGAGCCAAATAGTCAAAGATATCATTTTTATTTAGCAAATACTTACTATGACTCTTGGAAACATGAAGAAGCAATAGAGTATTATAGAAAAAGAATCAAGTTAGGTGGTTGGATCCAAGAAATTTGGTATAGTTATTTCAGAATAGGTCATATATATAAAAGGATGAAAAAAATGAGTGATGCTATTTCTTCTTGGTTAGAAGCATACGATTGTTTTCCAGATAGAATTGAAAATTTATATGAGATAATTAACCATTATAGAGATATTGGAAAATGCAAACTGGCACTAGCATTTTATAACTTGGCAAAAAGTATATTAGATAAAAATTTAAAATGGCACGATTATTTATTTTTGCAAAATGACGTTTATACCTACAAATTAGAATATGAATATTCTATTTTTTCTTGTTATAATGGAATTAAAAACATAAACAAACAAGTTGTAACTACATTAAATCACACAAATGACAACAATATTTCAAACAATATTCTTTCTAATATGAAGTTTTATAAAGACATATTAACGCCAAAAAAAAATATACACTTTGGTTTCTCTCTTAATCATCTTATTGGAGAAGATTATACACACTTTAATTCATCTTCTGGTTGTATAATTCCAAATAAAACAAATGATGGATATTTATTCAATGTTCGGTTGGTAAATTATAAAATTGATGGAACCGGCTATTATCATGAGTGCGACAAGCACATTATTACAATTAATAAATATTTTGAATTGAGCAAGGAATTTAAAATTAAAAAGGAGAGAATGATAGACGTTAACTATGAAGATAGGAGATATATTGGAGTTGAAGATGTCCGTATTTTTAATCATAAAACTATTAATGAAGATAGTGATGTTGATAGTGACAACAAAGATTCTTCTCTCTTATTCATAGGCACTGGTTACCATAAAGACGACAAAATTGGAATAGTTGTTGGTAAATATTTACCAATGGAGGAGGATAATATTCTAAAACCAATAGAAATAAAACCATCTTTTACTGTTTCCGATTGTGAAAAGAACTGGGTTTATGCAAATTTGTCGGGAGATTTACATATTGTTTATAAATGGAAACCTCTTACATTGTGCAAAATTAACGAAGCAGCTGGAACTCTTAATATGGTAAAAACAATTGATATGCCAAAAATTTTTAATTATGTAAGAGGTTCAACAAATGGATTTAATTATAAAAATGAAATATGGTTCATCGGACATTTAGTTTCTTACGAGCAACCAAGACATTATTATCACATATTCTCTGTTTTTGACGAAAATATGAAATTATTGCGTTATTCTGCACCATTCAAGTTTGATAAGGAATGTATTGAATATTGTTTGGGATTGATTGTGGAAGATGAGAGAGTAATTTGCACATATAGTTCATGGGATAGAACTACAAATATAGCTATATATGATAAAACATACATTGATGGACTCGTATCTTACAACTAACTTTAATTATATCTTTAATAATTTATAATAATAGAGGGATTATGATCGCAACTGTAGAGAGAAAAAAGTTCTTTATTTTCTAAATATACCTGAAACCATAAATTAACTTCCCACATTAAAGTTTGTTTTTCTTCAATTACTTTTATACATTGCTCTTTCATCAAGTCTGCAAATCTTATTAATGAGTTTAAATCGCCTCCAAAAACTCCTCCAGCAAAAAACCACAACACATCTTTATACACATCACTTCTAAAATTATTAAAAATTATTTCGTAAAGAGATGGTTCCCATATGTTTGCGATTCTAACATTTTCAAATGCTTTTTCTCTCAATCCAAGAATTGATAGAGTAAATTCTTCGTCGGTTCTATCCTTAAAGACATGATTGATACCAAAATCTACCCAAACAAATTGCGTTGATTGAAATGGATTTAATAAAATAGCATTCTTCATGTGTTCAGTTTTATTACAAATTGTCATCATATAATCTAGTGTATCCTTTTCAGGACAGGTTGTATTTAATTGAAAATTTTTTATTTTGTCTCTATATTGGCACAGATAGTTGTCATCTTTTTTAATAGGTATAATTAGTGTATCCTCATTGAAACATTCGTTTGGCAAATTTTTTATTGCCGATTCATCAAAAAAAATAATTTTCTTTATTGGTATCATCATTAGTTTTTTCCCATAGGAAATATAATCATTTGTACTTCTATCTTGTCTTTGGTTTGCATTTGCAATAAATGCACTCACTAAAGTTACATTATGTTCTGTCATGTATTTATAATAATATAAATTTGTATTTATATTATTAATTTTGTCAATTTAAATTTTTATCTATTATCAACAATACCATTTGTAAGGTCCATTTCCACGAACTTGAAGATTGGCTTTTTCCGGTTCAATTAAAATTTCATTCTTTTTTCCATAAACAGTCCAATAAAAGCTGCCATTTTTGCCATAAACTGTAAATTTGTTATTTTCAATCTCAGAGGTTTCATAAATACTGGGTGGATTAGCATTTGAATAAATTGGAGTTAGTTCAATAGTTAATTCCGTTACAAGTGGTGCAACATAATCAGGCAAGATTATTGTAACAGAATTATTGTCTTTAATGATATCTTTACCCCGATAATAAACACCAGCTTCAGGACCTTCTAAACAAGCATGAACTAAATATTTGTTTTCATCTAAGGGATTATCAATAATAAATGTTTTATTACTAGGTCCAGTAGGACCTGTACAACTAAAGCCAGTTGGTCCTTGTATTCCTTGAGGTCCAGTAACGCCAATAAATCCTTTTGGACCTATTGGGCCTTGAACTCCTACTGGACCTTGAACTCCTCTTTGCTTAGAATTGCAACATTTTTGTGTTCCTAAATAACCTAAATATTGAGAATTTGACATTTTATATATTAATGTTATTATATTAATGTCATTATTATTTTATATTTTAATACCATTTATAAGGTCCGTCTCCGTTTACATGAATTGAAGATTTATTAGGTTCAACTAAAATCTCATTTCGCAATCCATAAACGGTCCAAAAAAACTTGCCATTTTTACCATATACTTTAAATTCGTTATTCGTAACATCTGTCGCTTGTAATATATTAGGATCTTTTCTCTCATTGGAGTAAATTGAAGTAACTTGAATTGTAAAGTTGCTAGCTAATTTTGAAACATAATTGGGCAATTGTATTGTAACGGATTCATCATTTGCAATTTCACCTTTTCCACGATAATAAACTCCGGCTTCTGGTCCTTCTAAACAGGCATGAACCAAGTATTTTTCAAGATTTAAAGGATGATCAATAATAAATGATTTAGCCCCTTCCGGACCAGTAGGTCCTCTACAACTTCTTCCAGTTGGTCCTTGAGGTCCAGTATAACCAGTTACACCTGTGGAACCTCTTGTTCCTGGAATGCCCTGGGGACCAATTGGACCAGCTAAACCTGCACTATTTAAATCACAACATCTTCTCGCTCCTAAATAATTTTTATAGCTTGACATTATTATATTACAGTGATAATAAAATTATAAAAAATGCAAATGGTAGATTGCACAATTTTATAATTGTTTGTCTTCTAAATTTTTTAGCCTTTGCGATAACTCTTCATTTTTTTTATTCAATTCTTTAATTGCTCCAATTAAATGTGAAATTATTGCTTCTGATTTCCACATATATGGTTTAAATTCATTTGTATCTTTATCTGGTCTATGATATAAAAGTTCCTTGTCTATTTCTAGTACATCTTCTACAATCAACCCGTAATTTTTTTGTGTTTGCAAATTATAAATGCTTTCAGGGTCTTCTCTATCAACCCAAAAATCTTTAAAAGTAAAGGACTTTGGTTTCATAAGCAAAACTTTATTTAATAACTCAGATGTGTCTAATTCAATAATATTATTTTTATGACTTAGCAATGATGTTCCGTTACGAGTAACCAACTTATTATCGCTACTTCTCCAAACATAATACTGTGTAGAAGCACTTCCAGTTACAGGGATTGAATTGTAAAAACCGTTTGTAGCACTTATAGTTCCTCCAGCACCACCAGAAGTAGCAGGAGCAGAAAAACTACCACCAGGTGCTGTATAAACATCTAAGACTAAACCTACAGTGTATCCATCAGTAGAGTTTCCTGATACACTTATTTGTTGGTATGTTCCACTTATTGACGATGGACCTACTGGGCCTTGAACCCCTTGAATCCCTTGAATACCTTGAGGTCCTTGAGGTCCATCAGTTCCTTGAACTCCTTGAATACCCTGAGGACCTTGAATTCCTTGTATTCCTTGGGGTCCCGTGGGCCCCGCCGTTCCAGTCGTTCCCGTATATGCTGGACCCGCGGGACCCGCTACTCCTTGAATCCCTTGAGGTCCTGTAGGACCAGCAATTCCATTAGTTCCATTAGTTCCATTTTCTCCTTGAACCCCTTGAACCCCTTGAACTCCTTGAATGCCCTGAGGGCCTTGAATTCCTTGTATTCCTTGGGGTCCAGTTGCTCCAGTATTAGAAGAATCTCCTGGTGGTCCTTGAATTCCCTGAGGACCTCTAATAGACTCTGCAACATTTTTATTTACATTACAACATCTTCTTGCTCCTAAATAATTTGTATAGCTAGACATTATTATATTATTAAGATTTAATAATATAACAAGTTATATCTGAATTATATTTACAATTGGAATCCCCACTTATATTAGTAAAATTCAAACTGGTGGTTGTTATATTTGTACTAGTAATATTATTAGTTTTTTAGGTTGCTCTCATAAAAAGCGTATACAATATAAAAAATAAGATTACTACAAATTTATTCTAAATTAGTTAGGCACTGGAAATGGGCGTTGATTTTTTTCAATAGCCAAAGGCTCAGGCATTAAAGTGGGTGTTTTCTCAAAAAAATTTGCCGTTTGCAAAGTTTTTAATTCTGGTCGCAAAGGACCCGCTGGATTAACTAAATTTGTTGAATTAATTCCAAACAAAAATGATTCAATGTCAGGTGCATTGTATGACAATTGATTCCATGGGATTTGTGCTGGATTCACACCATTTCCAGGAAGCTTTGTATCGTAAGCAGCTCCATATTGCGAATTGGGATACAATGTGTACACTTCTGAATGTTTGAATTGTCTTTGCTCTAAATTATAGTTTCCAATAGTATTTATGTTTCTTGTAGATGCCATAATATATATAATAAATAGAATTATTTTATAGCATTAATCTAATGCACTTTTAAGATTTTCAATAGATTCTGTTCTTATGTTTGAGTCATTCAAATACTCACAAATGCATTTATGTGTTAAAAAGAAATAATCGTAAGAAAATAAGGTAATAAATGCAGCTTCTAAATCTTCACATAAATGTTTATTTTTTGACTTTTCTATGCATTCTGCAAAACTGGGGTGAATTTTAAATTGATTATATAGTTCATGCATTAATGTTGTATTTAATTCTATTTCTTTTTCCAAATCTGCAACAGTAAATCCAAATGCTCTTAATAAATCGGCTTGGTATATTACTTCAGATAATTCTTCAAACCCGTTAACATCGTCCTCTTCAATTTTTTCTTCAGAATGATATTTGTTTCTTAATTCAGTGTCATAGTAGCTATATGTAGAAATAAATTGTGAATTATACATATAGTATTTTATAAAGAGATAATTTTATATAGTTTTTTAAACATATTGACTAGAAGTGTGATTGGCATAATAATCGCGATCTCTCGTTAATTCGCGAGAAGGAACACCGCCGCGAATCCATCCCTCGGACGCAACACCCTCAACGCAATAAGCGGGATTAGTGACGCGATCTTGAACGCTTGGCAATAAGGGTGTGTTTTGGTATTTAATATAGCTTTTTTCAGCAAGATTATTGACACTGCGTTTGTTTGTCAAAAGCTCGCCTTGTTGGATTTGTGCCTCCAATATGGGATCAACAGAGCCGCGACCTAAATAAGGTACTGTAGCAAAAGGGCGTTGGAACAAGTCAATTCTGCACTTGGGGTGAGTTTGGATGCTTCCCAATAATAACTTGGAGCTTTCATCAACAACGCAACCACCTGAACCAACAGGACTGGTTCCATTGTAAAAAACACAAGGCTGAGAAGTGGCTAAAGCAATAGGTTTTGTCATGGTGCAATCATTCGCAAAATAGTTTTGTAATAAATAATTGCATGAGCTAATATTTTGGAGCGTTTCCTGGTCTTGGAAACAGGTATCATTTCCAATTCTACTCATGTTATCAAAGGTAAAGTCTGTGACGTATGCCATTTATATATAATACTTTTATTTTTTTACTAAAGAAAAGTATTAAATTATTAATTGTTATTTTTGTTTATTCTTGTCTATTAATTACTGGATTAATACAAGTTGTATCTAATGTTATCTTGTATGCAAGCAAAAGCATTACCATCGCGGCAACTGGGCATATCACCGTATAAATAATTGGCAAATGCTCCTTGGTCATTGGGAATCTTTGTATTAGGGGTTGAATAAAAAGACCATTGTGATTGGTCAAATTCAAATTGTTCCCCTAAATCTCCGTACAGTTGTTTATTTGTATTTTTAATCCCGGGGTTCAAGCTTTGAACCATTTTTTTTGTAGATACATTAATGTCTTCATAAACCTCAGTGTTAAAGGATGGTGGGGCTGGTTTTCTAGTTGGGTTATCCATAATTTCAGTAAGTAAAACATTTCCAAGTGGATTTTTCTTATTTACCGGGGTAAAGTCAGATTTTAAGTAAGTTTGGAGAGTATCTGGTGTAATAATTTTGGCTTCTTGGTTTTTTATATCAATTCCGCTAAATCCCTCTTTAGAGCCATTTAAGGTATCCCTAGTAACTTTGGGCTTTCTTAATTTGTATAATGCAAAAATAACTACAATAGTTGTAAAACCGACTAAAATCATATTCATTGACATGGTTGCGATATATCCTAAAATTGTCATTATGATTACTAGGCGAGTGATTGCGTTTAACTTTGCTTCGTATGTCATGGTTGTTGTTGGCCATATTTGAAAAACAGAGTCTTTATTAAATAGGATGGTTGGATCATTTGACCAAAATGTTGTTGTCATTATATATATAGGATTACTTAATTTTTATTTTTATTTTTATTCTTTTTAGAAAGCAAAATAAAAATTTATTTGTTGCAGTAATATATAATGAATACTGCTAGTTTTGCTAATAAAAATTCTGACCCTTACAACCAACCAACTGAGACAGGTGAGGTTAGACTCTCAAAGGCAAATAGAAAAATTTACCGTGGAATCCTTGATGATGGATATGGAAATCCCAATATAAGATATTATGGGTATATTTTAGAAGAGATTGTTCCATTGTTTGGATTATATTTATTGTTAACTCAAAAATACAAGTATGCTACATATTTTATTATATTTTTTCTTTTGGGTTCAGTAATTAATGGAATTCGGTTTTATTATGTGAATCCGTTTAGTGAGGGTTTGTCCGATGCCGAATATTTAAGTTACATTGTTTATCAAAACATATTTAATGCGATAATTTGTACAATTGCGATATTGTATGTTTTATTTATGAAAAAGTAAATTTTTTTTGGAATACTAATATATAGATGCCTAACATTGAAGATGTTCTAAAAAACGAACACAGAAAAGTTTATACTGGGTGGTTTTCGGATAAAGACGGAAACCCTGATTTTAAGGGATTAGGACCACTTTTGAAGGGTTTGTTTTATATCTACATTTTATTTATTATTCTATCCAAAAACATATTCTATTCAGGTTATATTTTAATTATTGGTGCTATTGGTAAAATGCTCAATGCAATTCGTTTTTACTATGTAAACACTTTAATTAAGAATGGAAGCGATGAATTTTTTATTGACATGAATGTTATTGAAGAGGCGGTTGAAGGCGGAATATATTTATTCGTTGGATTGTATTTGTTATCATATACATGGACAAAGAAGTTGTAAATTGGAAATCCATTAAGTTCATTTTTAATAATATAATTAGCCTTTTGCAATTATATTATTTTTAGTATATATATATAATATATACATGAATTCAGCAATCCAAAATAAAACAGAAAATAAAATCAATAGTAATATACATTACGGCGAATCAGAAAAAGATTGGGAAAAATTGAAAGCATATAAAATTGCCAATGGAACTTTTTACACCGGACCATTTGCAACTGCCAGAGGAAATCCTGACTTTGGATTAGTTCCATTAATAACAAAATATCTATTCTTGTCTATAGCATTATATTACGCAATAACCAAAAACTATAAATACACCATATACGCGTTATTGTGTTATATGTTAGGATGTATATTAAATGGTATTCGTTTCTTTTATGTTAATACTCTGGCAGGTGGAGGCGAAGATTCAAAATTTCTTCTCTCTACTGTAGATGACAATATAGCTGGATCTGTTTTAGCATTTATTGCAATTTTATACATTGTATTTAAAAAGAAGTGAAGCTAGCTTTTATATTTTTATATAGTATTATTATAGTATATAAAATGGATAAAACAAATGAACAACTTCAAAAAAATGACGCCGATTTAGATAAGAAAAAACAAGAACAGGGAAAATATTACGCTGGAATATTTCAAGATGGTCATGGAAACCCAGATTTTAGAGGCATTGGCCCCATATTAAAGGGTGTATTATATTTATTTTTATTCACTATAATATTGACAGATGGAAATGTGTATTTTGTATTTCCGTTATTATTATTTTTTATAGGCCGTGTTTTAACTGCTATTAGGTTTTATTATGTGGAAACACTTGATCCCATTGGTCATGACATCTATTTTATTCGCATGAACATTCTTCAAAACTATATAGAGGGTTTTACTGCATTGTTCGTCGCACTTTATCTATTATTTCACAATTTTTTAGCTAAAAAGAAATAAACTCAATAATTGTGTTATTTAACTTGTGTATTTTTATTTACCAGCCTTCTTCTTTTTTTTCTTTCCACCATTGTCTCCAGTAGGTTTAGTTCCACGAGGAGTTCTCTCTACTTTCTCCCCAGTTGAAAAAATTGCAAATAATTCTTCATCTGTCATGGCTGGGGCTTGTTGTGATTGGGTTGCAGCTGCCGCACTTGCTGCTAACTTGGCCATTTGTTTGGCTTCCATGTTTTTTCTCATTCTCTCTTTCATTGCCTGCTGCTTTGTCAATTTATCCATCCTTTGTTGCATAGCATTTGTATCAAGTCTTGTATTTCTTCCCAATCCAGCCATACCTGCAAGACCTGCTAAATCAGCCAAATCTGGCATGCCTCCGGCTCCACCAGCACCACCCATTCCCATCTTACCCAATAACTCTTGAATATTTGGCATTCCTGGCATATTTTTCATTTTATTCAACATTTCACTTGCTTCAGTCATCAACTCATTTTTGTTAATATCCCCTGAACGCATTTTCTCGTCCAACTTATCGCTAACGCTCTTAACCATATTCATCAACTTACCAGGATTGCTAAACAACTTTTGAAAAACATCCTTTGCATCTGTTACGCCTTCCATATCTATATTCAAATTTTGTGTTGTTTCCTCAGCAATTTCTCTAGCCAAATCACCCAATTTTCCCCCCAACATACTATTAATGTGACCTTGAATATCATCTGCAGATGGTAAATTTAATCCAGGTCCTTCTTCACCATTTTCACTTTGTTCTCCGTCTTTTCCCAAGTTTTCAAAAAGACCCTGCATGCCTTCCAACGTTTTTTCCAACTTTCCTTTAAATTCCTCCTCATTAATGGCCTCAAATAACTTTGAAGTGTCGCCAAATGCCTCCTTATTATCAACGCTTCCAATAATGCAAATCAACACCATTTGCAAATACTTCCAAATTGTCTCTCTAGTTTTATCACTAATGTCACATTGCCACAAGTATTTAAAACTGATGCCTGGCAAAAATTCGGTATTTACAGATGACTCATTATCAAATATCTCAACCTTTTGATACAATATGTCAAAGAATCTCTCAGGATACACCCCAATACAATGATTAAAAAGAGAACGAATCTTTTCTTGGGCATCTGTTAAAAGAACTTTGTTTTTTGCGTCTTCATCTTCAATATTATCAAAAGTCTTTGGTTTCCACCACTTATCAATAATGGGTTGATATTCCGGGAATGTAGTTGCAATATCTGACACAAAATCCTTCATAATTTTGGTAAACTCTTCCGGTATTTCTCTCTGCTCTTCGCTCATTACTTATATGTTTGATATAAATTTATTTTTTTAAATCAAACTAAAGTTAATATAAATAATTTATCTAACCTAAATTTTGATAAATTGTTGATAACTTTTTCAAGTTTTGAATGTACTTCATAACCTTTTGTTGATCTTCTGGCGTCATTAACTTTACTGGATTTCTTAATCTATCAATAGCTTCTGTAATTTTTTCCGAGTTTTCAGCATTTGTTAAATCATCACTATAATCCTTAGTAATAAAAAAACTAATATCTCCTGAATCAATTATTGCTTCATACTTCTCTACAACATATCTGTGCCATATCTTGATAATCATCTTTGGATTTGCCTTTCTAATCAATAAAAAAGAATTCTTAGCACTTAAAATATCCGGGTCTTCTGGAAAAACACTCGCAATATCATTTACAAATTCCATAAAATGGTCATTAAATGCAGTTAATATAGTTGATGCTTGTGAAGCCATTCCTTTATATCTGTAAATTATTACTTTAAAGTTTTTAAGTTATTTTTACGAAGATAATTTTTACTTTTTTGTGTTCAAACTAGATAATTCTTGGTCTCTCATTTGTTGCAATTTTTCAATTGTCATTTCTTGATTTCCACCGCTTCTTCCTTGTTTGTAGTCATGTTCATCTGTAGGCGTGCTTATTTTATCAGCATAATTCAATGGAACATAATTATGCATTTGTCTCATTCCACCATTTCCTTTTGTATTTAATTCTTCAGAATCCATATCTAAAAAACTGTACTGATCGGATACAATAGAACCTCCGCCTAAAGAAAATGCCATAGGCTCCATATTATTGCTGGTTGCTTGGCGAGTAATAACCTCTTGTTTTGGTTTTAAATGATTATATATTTCATCTCCATAAAGAACAGCATAATTTTGATTTAATAACAATAATGCCGGAACTTTGGTTACATTTTCAGGCATAACAATTTTTTGACCGTTTTCTAAAACTATATATATTTTATTATCCGGACCCTTGGTTCTTTTATCAATGCAAATAAAATGCAAATCCTTGCTTACTTGGCTTTTTGAAAGTGCTTGTAACAATTTTTTTGAATGTTCGCAAAAGTTGCTATAATAGAGAATTGAACTCATTAATCTATATTAAGGTTATTGAAAGATTATTTTAACTCATTTAATTAAAAAATTGATTAACAATATTAAATATTATTTGTTTAATATAGATACAATGAACCCGCGAATTGAAAAAACAACCGAGGATGGTGATACTCTTACCTTTACGTTGAGAGATGTAAATGTCAGTCTAGCAAATGGTCTTCGTAGAACAATTTTATCCGATATTCCATCTGTTGTATTTAGAACCATACCAAATGAGGAAAATAAGTGTACAATTCTTGTAAATACAACAAGATTGAACAATGAGATTCTTAAACAACGTCTAAGTTGCATCCCAATCCACATAAATGACTTGAAAATGCCTCTTCAGAATTATATTGTAGACGTAAATGTTGAGAATCTTACAGATACTATTATCTTTGTAACTACTGAACATTTCAAAATTAAGAATATTACAACTAATCAATACTTGACAGAAGCAGACCAAAAGAAAATCTTTCCGCCAAATAGTTTGACTGGTTATTACATTGATTTTGCCAGACTTAGACCCAAGATTTCGGATGAGATTCCCGGAGAAAAGTTGCAGTTTACTTGCGAATTCTCTATTGGAACTGCAAAGCAAGACGGCATGTTTAATGTGGTTTCTACTTGCACTTATGGTTTTACACAAGATGACGAGGCAATTGAAAAGGAGCTCGCCAAAAAGGCTCAAGAATGGAAGGACCGCGGAATGTCAAAGGATGAAATTATTTTTGAAACCAAAAATTGGACATTGCTTGATGGTCAGCGACTTGTAAAGCGTGATAGTTTTGACTTCACGCTTCAAACAGTTGGCATCTTTACAAACCAAGAAATTATTAGAAAAGCTTGCGATATTTTGATTGAAAAGTTGGATGCATTGAATACTGCAATTGACACAGATGAACTTAAAATTACTCCTTCTGACAACACAATGTCAAACTCTTATGATGTTATCTTGGAAAATGAAGATTATACAATTGGAAAGGTTCTTGAGTATTTCTTGTATTCCAAGTTTTATGAGGGAACAAAGTCGCTTTCCTATTGCGGCTTTAAGAAAATGCACCCACACGACCTTGACAGCATTGTTCGTATTGCATACAAAGAGGAACTAGAAAAGATGGCAATTAAACAAAACCTAAAGGAGTGCATCGCAGATGCAATTTCAGTTTACAAGAAGATTCAAGACAAGTTTTAACCAACTTTAAGCAAAGCGACAATCGCCACGCGGGCTTAAAAGGTGGTGCCAAATGAATAAATTCTTTATAATTTTTTCATTTACGCCTTTTTCATTTAGAATGCCCGTTTTATAAATAATTTTTAATGTTGCTATTATACAGATTCATTACTTATCTATTAAAAAATTATTATATAAAAAGTTAAAAGTTTCATTAAGTCCTTCATTAGTAAAATGTGTGTCACCGTCAAACAATGCGTTATTTTTTTGTAATAAAATGCTTGGATCATAAAGAAAACAGTTACTATTTTCGTTACAAAAATTCATAAGAGTGTTGTAAATAAGCTCTCTCTTTTCAATTACTTTTTTGTCATCATTATATATAATATTTGGTCTAAAATGACATTGAAAAATAATTTTTTTTTCAGGAAAAAAAGATTTAAGAATATATAAATCGTCTAGTATTTCTTTTTCATTTTGTATATTAATTTCGTATTGACTAACATCATTGTTTTGTTTTTGTTCATACTGACAATATGCTCCTTTATATTTATATGTTTTTATAGAACAAATTTCAAATACATATACATCACAGTTATCTATTTCTTTTTTTAAATTAAAAAGTTTTACAGGTATAGTACTTGTTGGTTCAAAAAAACGTGCATTTTCCCATTTTTCTACGTTATATGCGGTAAAAAAGTTTTTTAAATTTTCATCATTTAATGTAATATCACCTTTTATAAATTTAATGAATTGAATATGGGATTTTGTATCATGAAATTTACCTAAAAAGTTTATACCTTTAAAATTAGGTTCTTCAAAAGAATGCACAATTTCAATTTCTTTTGTATTTCTTATTGCGGCTATCAACCTACAAGAACCGGAACAGAATACCTTCATTGTACAATATTAGTAGATTTAAAAAAAAAATTTAACGTATTATTTTAATCTGTTGTTGATTCCACCTTTACAAAATCAACGTGTCTCTTTCTCAAACACGCATTCATTGAATACATTTGCAATGATGGGTGCAAATTATTAACATACTTGATTACAACAGTGTTATTAACATACTCATTATTTGGCTTCAACTCATCAACAAACATCTTATGCAAATGAAACATGTGCGTTCTAAAATGGTCTGGAAATTCTTTCAAAGGCTTTTCTTTTTTTATATAGCAACTAATATAATTTTGATAAAGAGCAAAGGTAAATTCATGCATCTTATCACGGAAATAAGAAAAATCCTTCTTATTCTCTGGATAATACTTTAAAAAGTCTCCAACCTTTCCTTCTCTTCTCAATGTCAAATATTGATATTGATTTTTGGGTTGATTTCCACGCAAATGTCTAACATATTCATACACTGGGTTTCTCAACTTTGTTCTCTCTAATGTTTTCTTATTTTTAATAACAACACCAAGAATCTGATATGGTGTATTCATGCTAGCATATTTATTTTTCAAATCATCATAAGATGTCCAGTTGTCATAAACTTGAGGAAACATAATAGATACATTGGACCATCCTTCATAGCTTTTAACCATACTTAAATCATGAGATAACACATTTACCGTTCCATCGGCAGTATTTACAATCTCATAAACTTCAACCAAGTATAATTGAGTCTCCTTGAATGGTACCACAATTCGGTTGTCTGGATGTTGTAGAACAAAACTGTAACAATATGCAGGATTTAACATGTTCAAATTAAACCCATTATTATGAGCTGCTTCCAAAAACATAGCACGAAATGTCTTAGCATTTTTCTTATTTTTATAGAAACTAACTTCACCGCCAACTGTATTACGAGTTGCAAATTCCCAAGAACCAGAAAGACCTGAGGTCTTATCCCAAAATACATTAATCATAGTACCTTCTACAAATTCCTCAGCAACAATGTCATTATTTCTTTCGGGATAGTTATCAATAAAAGTGCTATAAGGAAATGATTTAGGAGGAGAAAAACTAACAACGTGATTTGCAGCATCAACAACTACAGACCTCAAAAGACCCACTGTAGGAATTAAATCAATTGCTAACATTTCCTTGTCGTAACGAACAATGCTATATTTATTGTTATTTTTAGTAACATATGAGGCCCTATTAAATTTTGTAACATTGGATGAATCAGATGTTGATTCATTTAGTAGCATATTCTTAAATCCAGGAATATTACCCAATTTATAAAGTGCTGTAGACATATTGCAATACATTATATTGCAATATATCTTTAAACTGATATTAAAAATGTTTTGATTTTGGTTGTCATAATGATAAAAATTTCTACTATAAATATAGGAACAATATGTCATCATCGCAAAGTGTAGAAGAAAATGAAAACCCAACTACTATAGAAAAGCAAACCATAGATTTGCAATTATCTGATGTTGTCCGTTTTGAAGCCCCATCAAATAAGATTTTGAACGATAAGACATTTATTATTGAGTATATAGACAAGAATTCTATTAAGTTGGTAAATGTAGACGATTTGACTAGTTTAAGATTAAAAATTAGTGCAGATGGAATATTGGGTGATGGTTCTATTACATCCATAGCTTTAATTGACCGTAATGAAAATAATGGATATGCTAGACAAAATAATTTATTGCCTGGAACATGGGTTGACATTCTTTTTGGTGGAGATGCACCAGTTATTATTACTGGAGAAATTACAAATCTAGAAGAAGATATGATTGAACTTAAATCTTATCCAGAAGGAGACACATTATATATAAATTTTGGATACAAGGGTTTACCACAAGATTTACCCATTGAAACAATAACAATTAGAGAGAAACCAGAAAAAATTCGTGAAGAAGAAAAACCAAAGGTACAAGAAGAGTCTGATGAATCTATTGAACCGATTCAAGAATTAGATGAAGATGCCGCAATAGAAAATAGAGAGACCTTATATAATTTACCGGCAAAAGATATTAAAGACACTGTCCGCGAATTCTTTGTTCGTGCAGATGAAATTAAAATTGGTCAAGAGTTGGCAGCAATTACGCAATTAGTTGACGTTGAAGAAAGCCAACAACGATACAATATTTATTCACAAACTGATGATTTATTAAATGAATTATTGTCTAATGTTCCAAATACACAACGAACTACAGCTGTTTTAAATAATATTCACACACTGATTGAACGATTTAAACAATTGCGAGTTGAGTTTTCTAATTTAGACGAAAATGGAAATGTTATTGGGCCTATTGTTAAGACGGTCAATTGGAAACCACTCGCTACAAATTTAATGTCATTTAAAACATTATTATATTGGTTATTACCCGTAGCAAAAAACGTTAAAAAGGTTTATAATATTAGCTCAAAAGAAGACTCCGAGGGCTTTGTTGATATTGTTCCTCTCTCTATTGATGAAAATATTTCAGAAATGAAAAACATTTTTGACCGTTATAAATCAAATGACACTCCGTCTGAACAAAACAAGTATTTTAATTTAATCGCAGAATTAAATCCTTATTTAACTCCTTTTAATGAAACAAATGCTGAGACAACCTTTGATGTAATTAATAGTATTTCAATTGAAAATGATTTAACTGCAATTATTGATAATTTGGATGATTTTAGTTCTTCTATTGTTGAGAATGATATTGTTAAAACCAAAAAATTTGTTATACAACGTTATAATTTGGGTGTAAGTCGTCTTGATGCAACCCAAATAACTGGCAAAAAAATGATTTCACACCGAGTTAATATTACTCAGCCCGACATTTTAGAGGTAAAATCAATTTTAACTCTTCCAGAACCCGCAGTTCGCTTCTCTCATATTAACCTTCCAGCAACTACTATATACGAAAAGGCCAATTTAAATAATACATTTATTAACTATTGGCAATTGTTAAACGATAACACGCGTGTTAATAAGGTTACTGTAAGCAACTTGTACTCTGAAGATGAAACAAGTGGTAAAGACGATGGAGAGAGAAAATTTATAAATAGTATTAAAAATTATGTTTTGGCAAAGAGCGAAAGCGGAGAAAAAATGACAAATCTTGAGATATACAAAAAATTTATACAAAAGATTGTTCCAAAAACTCGCGTTCTCTTCAGTTTAATGAAAAAATATATTCATGGCAGACTGTCTCTTCACGATATTGTTGGATATTTAGAACCATTCTTAGTTTATACAGACGATTTGACATTTATGCAATACAAAGAAATGAATTTGTTTTTACAAGAAAAAATTTCAGAATATTATAAATCATTTAAAGAAAGAGAGAAAGAATATTCAGCTATAAAGAAAAAGGCTATGAATATTAGCCTTAAACCTAATGACCGAAGCATTGTATCATTGTTAACCGATAGAAAAAATTTTAATGAAGTTCTAAGAAGCTATGACTATGATCAGAGTGATTTAACCTTAACGAGTTCTGAACTCTTATGGAAAATGATTACAACCGATTATTCAAATATTTATAATAATGCACTAGCTTTGGCAAACATTGGAACTATGATGCCTGAAAATATTAGTTCTATTATTGAGAACATTGAAAAAGAAAAGAATAAACTTGATGAAGCTATCAAAGAAGAAGAAAAAGACAATAAATGCATTAACATTGTTATATCAAAACAATACAAAACTCTTGAAGAAATTGCTGCAGATAACGATAAATTGACATACTTTGATAAAAAATACGATGACACTATGTATGGTATTTTGGATGACTATCAAAAAGAACAAATATCTATGGAACCTGCGGCATTCAACGAGTTCCTCATTCAAAAACTAATTAGTAAAAATAAAATTAGACCAGACGACGCCCCATACATGGCCGAAACATTAATTACTGGGATGAAACGAGTTGTTGATGGAGATTTTGCGATTCTTTATGATTTGGCTCAAGACAAGTTGCTTTATTTTAAACGCATTCATAATAAATGGCAACCAGACAAGACAATTGATGAAAAAACTGTAACTTCAAACCAATCCTTGTTGTGCGATTTCCAAAAAGACTGTATGGAGGTTGATAAAAAGTACAAAGCTATTTGTGAAACTCAAGATTTGAACAAGCGTCATGTTACTGAAAATGCATTAAAGGAAATCATTAATCAATTTGACAAAAAATACGACATGTCTAAGGAAAAATTAATGGATCTATTGACTAAAAACTATGATTATGATATCAGCATAATAGAAAAACTACACAACATACATCACTCAAGAATTTTTAAATATAACGCAGAACAATTTAAACTTGGTGTTGGAAATGACGATTTTGAAAAAGACATTGTTACATCTCCTTATGTAAAGCTTAGAGACCTAATATTGGGACAACCAAATATTACAAATAAAAATAATTACATTGTAAGGTTTGTAATTCGTTTTACTAGAGAACCAAATACAGAAGAATCCACTACAGAAGATGGTTTACATTGGAGATATTGTATTAAAACTGGAGTAAAATTGCTTCCTTCTTTTATGTATAAATTGGCTGTTTGCTGGACGGAGAATCCAAACAACTACATGAGAGTAATGGATGAAATTATAAAAGATTGTGGTAAAAAGAGTGATGATGGAGATTCATGGGTTGATGAATACAGTGGTTACGTTATTCGTGCAATTGACCCTGATATAGATGAAGGATATGAAGAGGGTTATAAGGTTAAAACGAGAGAAGTAATGGAACAAGATTTGGGTGACGCATTATTGAGTACTTCTAACAAACCAGTTGTTAAAAAATACACAACACCAGAAACAAAAATGATGTCCAATATTGTTAGTGCATTGGCCGAACAAATGGGAATTTTTATAGAAGACCAAAAAGAGTTTATTATTAAAATTGCGTCAGAAATGATGCAGAGTGGAGCGTTGGTTTCTGAAGAAGACCATAAATTACGCGTTGAAGAAGCTGCCAAAAAAGGTAAAAAACTTCCTCCATACATCTCAGTTTATAACAGCACAATATTGTATTTGACATTGGGTGCTTATTTAATAGGAGTTCAAAGTGCGATTCCTTCCATTAAAACGCGTAGAACTTTTCCGGGATGCGTTCGTTCATTTACTGGATATCCGTTTGATGGGTCTGGCGATTTGTCTTCTCTCCAATACTTGTCTTGCGTTGCTTATAAATTGAGAAATGAAACCCATCCCTGGTCAGCATTAATGCGAATGAAAGAGTCTGTAATAGCCGAAAAAATAAAGGCATTTATTGATACATATTACACAAACAATTCGGATGTAATGCAAAAGTTCAAGGACAAATTAGAATACTTATTAGTCAATCCCGAGGATAACATTCCATCAGAATATGCATTGAATAAATGGACGCAGTTTTTACCACCATTAATTCCATTCAAACTTAAACCCATTACAAACATATCAGAGGACTTCAAGAAGGAATGTTTGCGTAATTTTAAGAGTGGGGCAACATGTCAAAGAGAGAAAATTTTAATTATAAAATCTAAAATTATATTTTTCTCTCTAGCTCTTCAAGAATGTATCCAAAAAGTAGTAGATAGAAAGAAATTACTCTTGACAAACTCTGCAAAAGAACCATTCTTGGAAAACGCATGCTGCAGTGAGCGCGGTGGAATAAGCACAATCAAGTATTTTATTGAAGAGGAACCTGAAATTTTAGTTTATAACAAGATTGTTAAGGATTTAACTAACATTATTGAAGATATTGATGCGGTAACAAAAGCACCAATGTTTTTCTGTAGAGAGAATTCTAAAAATATATATGCTCCTTTAAGTGACCAATATAGTGATGAAACTATTTATCGTGCGTTTATTGTGTATTGCAAATTTAACTCAATTATCCCAATTAGTCCTGAATTAGATGCTATTTGCGGTGGAAAACCGGAGCACTTTTCAAAATCTGATTCAATAAGTGAGAAAATTAGAAAACTTAAACAAGAGGGAAAAAATTATAACAATGAGTCTTTGCTACGCTTGTTACAATATGTTGACCGAAAGAACATAGTAAATATAAACATTGACAGTCCAACTATTACTCAAATACAAAAAATGCGTAATATTCTTGAAGAAATGGACAGAGATGATGATAATGAAGTTGTTCCCAAAGCTTTAAGACAAAACATGGATAATGCTCTTGATACTTTTGATATTGCTGTTACGGAAGATACTGAGGAAATGCGAACTTTGAAAAATTATTTGGCAAGAGTTAATTCTGAAATGAATAATGAAATTTATGATTTTATTAGTAAGAATAGCGGGATAACAAAACGAAAGTTAATGGACATAAAGGTCTTATTAAATACGGTTATGAAATGGGGAAGTTGTTCAGAAGATGCCGTTAAGGACTCTATATCTGATGAGAGCATGTATAACAACATCCAGTTTGTCAAAAACTATATACATCAATTTTTAGATGTTTTTCCCGAGACAATTATAAATAAAGTGGATTTCCAAAACGCAGTCAGTTTGCCAAAATACTGGAATTTGTCTCAAAAGCACAACTCGGATATAAAAAATATAATTGGTGAATATTATAAAGATTTAAGACCATTTTATGATGATAGGATTGTCGCCAATATCTTAAGAAAGACAGCAGAAACAACTAAAAATTTATTAAATTTAGCTCAAGACACACCTTATATGACTGACATAAATTACAAGGGAAATAAAACATACTCTGTTTTTGATAAGAGAACTAGTGAACTACTTTTTGAAAATTATTTCTTACAGACTTTGCATGTTTATAAAAGGTTAGCTGAGGATAAAGATATGCTTATTGTGGATATACCTGAAGATAAAGACGAGAGAGAAATGGCATTAACTATAGAAAATATGGAGGAAGATGAATTACATTTATCATCTAAAACAACACCTACACTTCTTTTAGGTAACATTAAAGATATGAAGATTAGAATTTCTAAATTAATGGTGGCATTCTTGACAATCATGACTAAACATAAGGATATTGTTGATTTGAGTTACGACAAAATAATGGAAGTTGTTTTTAAGAGTAAAGAACGTGAAAAAGATACCTTTACTGATAGACTTCAATCCATGACGGATGAAGAACGAGATGCTGATACCATTTTAAAGATTAATAAATTGGGAGTTTGGAGCAAGGGTTTGCAAAAGGGATTAACAACTTATGTAAAAGAGACTTATGATGAGGAACGTGATTATATGGAAAAAATTGCCGAGATTGAAACAAACTTGAGAAAAAACAAAAATGTTACAGATGGAAATGTAGAGCAATTTTTAGAAGATTATATGGAAAATGCCGATGCAGTTGAAGCCATTGATAGAGAAGAAAATGATATTGCGTGGTTTGCAGGAGATGATGCAGGAGAAGACTATTTTGGTGGAGAACAAGACGCCGACAATTGGCAAGAACGAGACTAACTGAAAAAAAGGCACTACGGGCAAATAATATCATAATTAAATAAAAACTTATGAAATTATTTACAGAATAATTGCTATATATAATATATATAATCATGAATTCAATGTATAGATCTTATATTTCAAAGAATGTTACCCTGGTCAGCATTTTGTTATTTTTAGCTATTTTTATTACAATTCAAATTGGACAACCAAGTTTCTTATATAGAGAAGATGGAAGTCTTCGCGACTTTGGCATTGGATATCGCAATAAAACAATTCTTCCTATTTGGCTTTTAGCTATTGTTTTAGGCATTCTCTCTTATTTGTTTGTTCTCTACTATTTATCTAGACACAGTCTATTTTAAATGCATAACATATTCCAATAAATTATATGTTATCCATAATATTTTTGATCTTTTACATCGTATAAATGGTTGAATTTTGTTTTGCAGTCTTTTCATTTATGCTAGCTTCTGTTTTCAAATATTGGTCTTGACTTGCCTGCAGTGTTGCTAAATCTTTATTACATGGTCTGCTCATAATATTGTATTGAGTTATTGATATCAATAAAACGGCCGTGTAAATGTACCAAAGTGCTTCTCCTATATTATCTCTTACAACAACAGCATCTAATAATTTTTGTTTCATTTCAGGAGCACCATTTTGATATTGCTCCTTCATTAAAGGAGCCAACATTGCCCAATACTCTACAAAATTTGAGGGTACAATTTGATTTATTAAAATAGACATGTTTCCACATAACTTGATAATAGCTTCTGCCGCACTCTTTAAACTAGTCTTTTTTTCTGGGTCAGCATCTGCCGCATTTATTGTTTGGTTCAAATCAGTATTTACTAATAACTCGGATAAAATGTTATTTGCAGAATTTGATACAGCAAAATATCCAATTACATTGGAAAATGCTGATTTAAACCCTGGGAACATTATTAAACATACCATTACTCCACCAAAAATAAAAATCCAAGGGATTAAAGTCATTAAAAAGGCGGAACCAATATTCTGTATTAAACTTCCACCACACTTTGTTACCATGACACTAGCATTTACTCCCATTTGAGTTAATACAACAAACAAAAAGTATATGATTAATGCAGTATTATTGCTGCTGCTATAAGCTGCATATTGAGCTCCAGTTGGGTCATCATATACAGAGGCATCTAATTTGGGTTTTAATAACATATAATAAACAAGCGTAATTAATGCAAAAATTAATAGTGATAAGAAAGAACTATCCATATAGATATTGTGTATAATTTATTTTGTTTTTATAACAGTAATTAATAGGCATTAAAATGAATTTTGATAATTTTACTAAACCTACTTTAATAGAACCTGGAGTTAAATACTTTTTAAGTGAAACTTTAAAGCAATGCAGAATCTTTAAAATTACATATAACAATCTTCTAATTAATATTGCTTTAGGCGTAGGATTTTTACTTCTTTTAGGCATAATATTGTTTTTTAAGTATAAAGGAAAACTTACTCCTGTAGAAAAAGATATGAGAAATAGGCAGAAGCAACAGTATATTTTATCCAAAATACAAAATTTTCAAGAGGCTAAAAAGCAAGCACATCAAGAATTAATTACTGGTTTACCTCACTGGGAAACAGAATATGATGTTATTCACAGAAAAATAAATAAATAAAAACTTTTACTTTCGCTTTGAAGTCTTTTTACTACGTTTTTTTTTCATTGTTCTGTATTTTCTCTTTTTAATTGTTTTTTTTGATTTAGTTTTAGTTTTTTTGCCGCCTCTTAAATTTAGTTAGTTTATTAAATCTGGTGTTAATCTGTTTTTTACTAATATTTTTCTTGCTTCATCTTCCGAAACTTTTAATCTAGCTGCAGTCGCCTCTATATATGATTGTTCCATATGTTTTGCGTCTTGGTTGGTAGGTGGAGAACCCGTATGCAATATACTGTTACTGCTTCCGGGCAAAGATTGTTCTAAAGCCTCTTCCCATTCTTGTTGTCTTTCTATTGAGGAACTTCTTGGCAGTCCTTGAGCTCTAGCTGGGGTTGGAACAGGAACGGGGGTTGGAACAGGAACGGGGGTTGAAACAGGAACGGGGGTTAGAACAGGAACCGGAAATGAAGAAGACGATGATGCTGGAGGAGTTGGTGGCAACCCATCAAGTATTGCATTTGATATATTTGTGCAGTTTATTCCATCAGGAAAAGTTACTTTCATTACAACTTTAATAACATTATACATAACTATGGAAAATTCGCCAATTTTATTTAATATTTCATTAAAAAAATTTACTATATTATTTCCAAATGTGTCATAAGGAACTGAACCATCTGGGTTTAAATTCCATTTCATAGCCTTAAATTTAACTCTAGTGATTTGATTATCTTCATAACAATTTCTTATTATAGGCTGGATTCCTATGCAAAAATTATTTTGTTCTGGAATTAATTTATTTATTAAATCCATCAAGTTTTCATCTCCATACTTAAAATAATACAAATTAGACGTTAAGTTTAATATTGTTGTATTATCTGATGTATTATACATTTTTGTTACGGTTGGATGTTTAAAAACAGCACAAAAGATTTTCATTTTATCAATTGTTGCATCTTGTATATCAACTAAAATTATATTATTAATTTTAAACCCATTTTCTAATAATTTATAACATATTGCCGCTTCATTTTCTCCGTTTCCACAAAATGGAAAAAATAAATTATGTATTTTTTTTTCTTTACCCTCCATTTTTCTTAATATGTAATTTACTACTAGTGCTCTGTTTCCTGGGTATTTTGAAAAAGTATCGGAAGGATATTGAGATTTATTAGTACTATAAGAATCATATCCACGGGTTATTATCTCTTTAAATTCTTTTTCTAAACTCATAAAATCAAAATTGAAACTAACAAAATTGGGAGTAATTTCCATTTATATTATATTATATATATATAATATAGAATGAACCAGGCCCAAAAAAATATTATAAAAACAGAGGAAGACGAGAAGAAGGACGCAGAAAAGAGAAAATTTATTGATAGTTTAGACCAATATTATAGATATAAGGATAAATATGAGAGTAATCT